CGTTTGCCTGCAAACTTTAAAAATTTTGGCTAAGTGTTTTAAGTGCTGTACGTCTCCAGCGTCATGCCATCTAAAGTATTTTGATTTTTTAGAATTAATAATTGAAGACATGGCTTTAACCCATAGCGGGTGGCTGATGGCCTTCAGGCGCTTGTATTGTGCTTGCTTGATTGCTGAATATCTTGCATAGTTACCTTTTAGGGCGTAACAGGTTGAGCAAACGCTGTTAGGAACCAGCCGAAGCTTACTACCTGTTTTACACTCCCACGCGGGCAAGCCGTAAGCATAGCCCGGCATCTTAGACGGTTTGCTTAAGCTACCTGTTATAAGTAATGCGTTTTTAATTTTCATAATTTCTAGATCCTATATAGTCCCTTTTCCAGGCGTTGTCAAGGCTGGAAGCAGCTGGCTTAACAAATTTTTTAAGTATTTGGTGATATCTTTTTGAAAACAGCGTGGGCCAGCTTCACCGGGTCGCTTGCAACTTTCGCGAATAGAGGCAAGCGAACAGCAGCGGAGCTGCTCGCTTGTCGCTTGTGATTTTCTAACCTTTTTAAAATGTAATAAGATACCAGAGAGCTCTCGCTTGTGCCTTGTTAGTAAAAATAAAAATAAACCTTTAAAATAAAAAACCCACTTTGGACATTTAGAACACCAAAATGGGTTTTTATTATTAACAGAAAAGATTTACTTTTCATTATCCTATATAATCCCCTTGACAATAATTTCAAGGGCGTGCTATAACTTTTTTTAACAGAAAGGAAAATATGGCTAAACTAGCACTAAACGCTGAAAGGCGAAACTCGATTGGGAATGTAATCGAGGAACATTTTCGTAATAAAGATAGTATTGCAAAAAGAAATTGGGATAATGCTATTCAAAATTACGAAAGCAATCGACCTCTCATTGAACGATTAATTGAAACAGTAGTTCGTATGCACCAACCTCAAAATGATGTTGATACGATTAAAACTATGATTAGTCGTTATGGGGATAGTGGTGGAAACATTTATTCAGATAATTGTTTTTACTTTACTGCCCCTGACTATGACGAGGACGGCAAAAGAAAAGAGGACGACAAATCAGTTCATATTTCGTTTAAGTTAGAAAGAGACTTTGCTTATTCTTATTTTGATAAAAAAATAAGAGACGCAAACCTTGACCCTAACAATGAACACAAATATGGAAGTAATACAAATCCTAGATATAACCAAATGCAAAATGACATTGGAAAATTTTTAGGATTTAGGTCGTCAAGTAATGATGACGCGAGCAAAGCAAATATTGCGTCTCAATGGGACGACAAGTTTAGACTTGAAGTGATTGGCACTTCTTATTGTCATAGTAGACAATTTGGAGTGAACGAAACCGACTTTCAAGTTTTGAATAATTTTAAAATTATTCAGGAACAAGTCGTTCAAACTCACGAGGCATTTTACGATTATATAAAATCTAAAATGGATAAGGTGAGACTAGGTCTGAAATCTTATAAGTATTTCGATCAAGCAAAAGAGTTGTGTGATAATTTGGGGATTGCTTTAAATGAAAGTATCTTAAATGAAAAATCATCTTTAGCATTATCCATTTATAACCCTACTGCCCTTGCAGATATACTTAAAGATAATGACATAGAAAACGCAGACAAAAAGGCGTCAATAATTGCTAAATTCAAAAAAGGGGAATTAAATCAGGCAATTAATTAAATTGACAATAGTAGGGGATAATATATTATCCCCTACTAGATAACAGAAAGGAAACTATGGCAGAAAGCACTAAATTTTTTAGACAGAAAAAAGGGGCGTGGATTTACTATTATGACCCTTTAACTAATAGGTCTAAGAAACTTGAATTGCAATATCTATTAGATAAAATAAATAATTCTCTTTTAACAAAAAATAAATATTTTGTTTTAAAAGAGGATTTAAAAGAGTATAAAAGAAAGCAGAAAGAAAAACAGAAAGGATAATATGTTCTATAATGATAAAAATGAAAATTCTATAAGTCGTAAAGATGAAAACGAATTATTAGAATTATTAAAGGCAAAACCTTTTTTTACAATTTGCTATCACGCTGAAAAGCACAAAGGATTGATTATAAGAAAAGGTCTGTGGATTGAGGGTTGTGTAGTAAATAAAAACTTCATAACTTATTGGGACATTGAGAAAGAGGGATTTAGACGAGCAAGTAATAAAACTTGTCCCCCTCTAATTATTGTTAATGAAAATAACGAAAGGGTATTACAATGACACTTATTGAATTAGGCGTTTTATTTTTTGTAGGGTTAATTATAATATTGTGGTATTCAAAATGAGTTTAGAATTAGCACTTACTTTATTGGGTCTACTATTAATGATAGTCGGCTCAATTTTTTATATTATCGCAATGTTATTAGAAAGACACTACGACCGAAAGCTTTGGGAGTTAGACCGAAAATTAAAACAAGATCAAAAATGGAGAGATAAAAATGGACGATCGATTTAATTGGTGTCATAATCCTAACTGCCATACAAGATTGACTAAAGATAGAGTTAAAGGTAGTGGCGACAATCTAGTTAGTAGGACTAGAAAAATAAATAATAGTAAAGGTTATGACTGTTCCCCTAATTCTAGGTGGTGGCATTTCTTTTGCACTACAAGTTGTCGCGAGGAATACATTAACAAAAATTTAGTTCAGTTCGTTGCAATCAATCCTATTGTTGAGCCAAAAGAAATTCCCGTTGAGGAATACACTACTCAATATGGATATAAAGATTTCAGAATTAAGAGGGTTGCAAATGATTGAAATGAATTATATATTTGAGGACAACAGAAAGGATAATATGAATATAAATAAATCAAACCTAAGTTTTAACTCTAATTGGAAAGATAGACGAGTAGACGCGATCAACCGACTATCAAAAATTAAGGGTTATCCTTGTAGTGATAATAACCCTTACTTTGACCAATACATTAAACTAACGACAACAAAAGCACCTAACTTAATTGCTTTCAAACAAGAGTTAAAAAGAAAGGGGATTAAGTAATACTATTTGACATAACTAATCGGACACTCGCCACGCGTGATAGTCTCACGCGTGGCGATTTTTTTTCCTTAGAGTATTGGTGCCTCGATAGAGGTACCAATACCTTTCTAAATATATTAGAGTACGAAGTTCCTTATTATGTTAGTTGAAAAAGGAGTCTCAATGTAGTACAGTTTAGTCAAGTTTTAGACATAGATAACCCTAAAAAACTTTTGAGGTTCCAAAATTAAACCTTAAAAAATTTTGCAAAAAAATTTTCGAAATGGAAATAGATTTAGAAAAGATTAGTAAGTTACCGAAAGAAGCAAGAGATCAATTTGAAGAAGCCCTTCAAAATTATACTTTGTCAAAAAAGGTTTTGAAAGTTGAATCTGACTTTATGTCATTTGTCAAACACGTTTGGCCTGAGTTCATTGAGGGTAAGCATCATAAAATTGTAGCACAAAAATTTAATCAAATTGCTGAAGGCAAATTAAAAAGATTGATTATCAATATGCCACCAAGACATACGAAGTCCGAGTTCGCTAGCTACTTGCTGCCCGCTTGGATGGTGGGTAGAAACCCGAAACTAAAGATTATCCAATCTACCAACACGACAGAATTATCTATGCGGTTTGGTCGGAAAGCAAAACAACTTATCGACTCCCCTGAATACCAACAAGTTTTTAAAACTAGATTAAGTGAAGACAGTCAAGCTGCTGGTAAATGGGAAACCCAACAAGGCGGTGAATACTATGCTGCAGGTGTTGGATCAGCAATTACTGGACGGGGTGCAGATTTACTTATCATCGATGACCCGCATTCAGAACAAGATGCTATGAATAGAGATGCAATGGATAGAACTTATGAATGGTATACTTCAGGTCCTCGTCAACGTTTACAACCAGGCGGTGCCATTGTTCTCGTTATGACGAGATGGAACACTAAGGATCTCACAGGGAGATTACTTGGCGCGCAACGGGAAGCTAAAGCTGATCAATGGGACATCATAGAATTTCCTGCTATCTTACCAAGCAATAAACCTTTGTGGCCTGAGTATTGGAAGTTAGAAGAATTAGAAACAGTAAAGGCTTCAGCTGGAGTTCAAAAATGGAATGCACAATATATGCAAAATCCAACTTCAGAAGAAGGTGCAATCATCAAACGTGAATGGTGGCAGAGATGGGAGAATGATTGGATACCTGCATTGAAGCACGTAATACAATCTTACGATACGGCTTTTAGTAAAAAAGAAACTGCAGACTTTTCTGCTATCACAACGTGGGGAGTTTTCTATGAAAATGATGATAGTCCTGCTAGTTTAATTTTATTAGATGCTAAAAAAGGTAGATGGGATTTTCCTGAACTAAAACAAATTGCTTTTGAACAATGGAAGTATTGGGATCCTGACACAGTTGTTATTGAATCCAAAGCATCAGGACAACCTTTAACTGATGAAATGAGAAAGATGGGTATCCCTGTAGTCAACTTCAGTCCATCAAAAGGAAATGATAAACACACTAGAGTAAACTCTGTTGCACCTTTATTTGAATCTGGTATGATATGGGCTCCTTTACAGGATTGGGCGGATGAAGTTATTGAAGAATGTGCTGCTTTTCCTTTTGGAGATAATGATGACCTTGTTGATACAGCGACACAAGCCATTATGAGATTTAGACAGGGTGGTTTTGTGTTACACCCTGATGATGAAAAAGAAGAACGTATTGAACACAGAAAAAGGGTTTACTATTGAAAAAGTTAACTAAAACCATACCCCCATTAAAAGGACCTCAATCACAAGGGTTGAATATTAATTATAATACTGTTAATAATGCAAGTTCGGAGAAAATAAATGGCAGACATAGACAAGTCTCTACCAAACGTAGAGCAAACAATAAACGTTCCATCACCTGAAGAAATTGATCTTGCTAAATTAGAAGAGCAAAAAGAAATTGATGAGTCGGGTGAACCTGTAGAAGTTACAGAAAATGAAGATGGCTCTGTTGATATTAATTACGATCCAGCAATTGCTGCTGTTGAAGGCGAACAAAATCATTATGATAACTTAGCAGAACATTTACCTGATGATGTCTTAGGACCATTAGGTTCAACTCTTTATCAAAATTATCAAGACTATAAAAATTCTAGAAAAGATTGGGAAAGAACTTACAGAGAAGGATTAGATCTTTTAGGATTTAAATACGACAATCGAACAGAACCTTTTCAAGGAGCTAGCGGCGCTACGCACCCGGTTCTCGCTGAAGCCGTAACTCAATTCCAATCACTAGCCTATAAAGAATTACTTCCTGCTGATGGTCCTGTGCGAACACAAATTTTAGGACTACCAAGTATGGAAAAAACCGAACAAGCTCAACGGGTAAAAGATTTTATGAATTATCAAATTATGGATCAAATGACTGGCTATGAAGCAGACTTTGATCAAATGTTATTCTATTTACCCTTAGCAGGTTCATCATTTAAAAAAGTTTACTATGATGAAGTTGAACAACAAGCTGTTTCTAAGTTTGTTCCTGCAGATGATTTGATTGTTCCGTACACGGCTACCTCATTAGACGATGCG